AAGCTAGGGGTAAAGTAGTAACGGCTGGTTTAGTTGCTCTTGGATTAGCGGAGGCGATAAGCGACTCTAACGGAGGAATTACAGGGGGAGGTCCGAAAAACGAAAAGGAAAAGAAAGCGTTACAAGCTGCTGGCTGGCAACCGTATAGTATTAAATTGGGAGATACTTATTATAGTTATCAAAGATTAGACCCATTGGCTACTCCTCTAGGTATCATCGCTGACTTAGTGGAGACTGGTAGAGATATATCAGCATTAGAGAGTAAAGATTCAGAAAAAATATTAGAACACGCTTATCAATCTTTTATTATATCTCTTACCAGAAACATTACTAATAAATCGTACTTAACAGGTATACAAAACTTCATAGATGCTGCAAGTAATCCTGAGCGTTTCGCTGGTAAATTCAGTAAGAACTTTGCTTCTTCTTTTGTGCCTAATATTATATCTCAAATGGCAGATAGCGATGAGCAGGTAATGAGAGAAACCAGAGGCGTTATGGACGCTGTTAAGAGGAAGTTAGGAGCAAGAGGAGGTTTAGATGCTAAAAGAAATGCACTTGGAGAAGAGATAATGGCAGAGACGTTGTTAGCTTCTCCCATGCAAGCCCTTAATCCTATAGCCGTATCTACTAAAAAGGATGATCCTGTATTACAAGCTATGGCTGAATTGAAACATGGCTTTAGAAATCCTATACCTAATTTAGGCGGAGATATTGACTTGTTAGACTACGAAACAGAAAACGGTCAATCAGCTTACGATAGATGGTTGCAGTTATCTTCTGAGATTAGAGTTAAAGGGGATACATTAAGACAGAGATTAAATAGACTTGTTAAATCTAGAGAGTTTAAAGATATGACTCCGTTATCTGAGCCGGGACTTCCTAGCCCTAGAATACAGATGATAAGTAGTATATTAGATGAATATAGAAAAGCGGCTAGAACGAAGATGTTAAAAGAGTTTCCTGAATTAGATCGCAAGTATTCTTTGTTAACTCTTGCTAGAACTAGACTTAAAACCGGAGTATCCCGTGAAGATGTACTTGCTCTTCTCTCTCAATAATTAATAATATATCATCATGGCTGTCACATACATAGACCACGCAGGAACCCAAGGGCAAACTGACTTTACATTTACTTTCCCTTATCTCGAAGACGAACACATCAAAGTAGAAATTGACGGGATAAACACTACTGACTTTACTGTAGTAGTTACACCTACCGCTAAAGTTGTACTTGATACAGGATTAAGTGCTGCGGCTAACGTACGTGTAAGACGACGCAGTGCTCCTAATGAGAACCTCGTAGACTTTGTAAACGGTTCTGTATTAACGGAAGCTGAGTTAGACTTATCTTATCGACACAACCGTTACTTAGCTGAAGAGATTGCAGAGCTGAACGATCAATCGTTACAGTTTGAAAACGGCGGTACAGAGTGGGACGCTAAGACTAAACGTATAAAGAATGTAGGTACAGCTGTTGATAGTACGGACGCAGTAACGAAGGCATACTTAGATAACAAAGTTGCTCAGGTATCTACAGGAGCTGCACAGCCTCCAATCAAGTGGGTATTCTCTGCTACACCTGGTACTAATAATACATACACTGTTACAGGTGCTGAGGTCTTAGGAGATACAGCTTATGAAGTAAGTATCGACGGACTGATTAAAGAACCAACTGTTGAGTACACCGTAGACCCAAGTACTGATACACTTACTATCATACCTAACATGACAGGTAGTGAAGATATAGTTGTTATACAGCGTGGGTTTGGAGTAGCCATTGCAGGTACAGTAGGTACGAACTCTTTAGTGGATGGTAGCGTTACAAATGCTAAGTTAGCTAGTGGTAGCGTTACAAATGCTAAGTTAGCCAATGGTGCCGTTACAACGACTAAGTTAGCTGACGGTAATGTTACAGCTGCTAAGATTAGTAATACAGATTCTACGTTTAGTATAGATGGTAATGGTAACATGGGCCTTGGTATATCGGCTACTTCAGCGGCAAAGCTATACATAGCAGGAACTGGTGGTAATACTTTTTTAGCTGTCAAATCAGATACTATGGCGGCTATTGACCTAGAGGATAGCGGTGCGGGTGTTAACCAAAAGCATTATCAAATGGTCAGCTTAGATGGTGCTTTTGAAGTCAGACAAATAAACGACGACTTAACTCTTAAAGCCACGCCCTTAAAGGTAGATGCTAATGGTGATGTCGACATCACAGGAGCCTACAAAGTAAATAATACAGAGCTGTTATTAGACGAAGATGACATGGTGTCTAACTCCGCTACACAAGGCGTTACTCAACAAAGCATTAAGGCGTATGTAGATAGTAATAGTGGTGGAGGCGGATCAGGTGGTACTCCGAATTGGAATAGTGGCTGGTTTAACGACACTACAGGTTTATCTAATGGAGGTACTTATACTTTTACTCACAACTTAGGCTCTGAAAACTTAACATTTGATCTATATGTATCCAGTTCGTCTAGCGGTACAAACCCTCAATCTTTAGTTAACGAATCGGGCGGTTCAACTGCTACGAGTGATATGTACGGTGCTGTTGTCACTAACATTACGAGTACAGAAATAACTGTACAACTTGGTAACTTAGGTTATTTAGATGCAAACTCTTTAGGTGCTGTTGCTACCGGTAACTTCTCAGGGGTTTACATCAAAGTAGTAGCGAGTGCTAGTGCGACGGTTGGTGCTTTATCTAAGTACAGCAGTTCGTGGTTTAACGACAGCGGTACAGGATTAACTAACGGAAGTAATTATACATTTAATCACGGCCTTGGTACAAGTGATGTAGATTTTAAAGTATACGTATCATCATCTTCCTCTGGGACTAATCCGCAGTCATTAACATTTATGTCCCAAACTCTAAGCATAAACTACGGATTATCAGCAACAAATGTAACTTCTAGTAATATCACAATCCAATTAGGAGCTTCTGGTTATGCCGATGTTAACTCAACTGGAACTGTGAGTGTCGAAACTTTTGCAGGTAAATTCATCAAAGTAGTAGTAATAGGATAAACGATGATCGATTCCCTGCCTAGCCTTCTTAACACCATCCTCATCGTAGCTCTAGGCGTGATCGGGTGGATTATTAAACGTGTTATAGAACGCTTAGACCTTGGTGATAAACGACTTACAAAGATAGAGGTAGAACTGGCAGCACAACGAGAAAGAGACGCTGCTGTTGAAAGTAGAATAGGTAAAGTTGAAACTGCAATAAACGAGATGCACAACAAACTTGACCGAATGATGGAAATATTAGTGAGGAAATAAACGATAATGAGCTTATATAAAAACATTAACAAACGTAAGAGCTTAGGCATTAGCCGTAGCAAGAAGAAGTCAACCATTACTCCTAAAGCGTACGCTAATATGAAGCGTGGGTTTCCTAAGAAGAAGAAGTGAGTGTATCGTTGTCGATAGGTAGAGGTGAGAAAAGCAAGAAGGGCGGACTCACTGCGAAGGGTAGACGGAAGTATAACAGAGCTACTGGTTCTAAACTGAAAGCCCCTCAACCCGGCGGTGGTCCTCGTAAGCGTTCTTTCTGTGCTCGTATGAGTGGTAACAAAGGGCCTATGAAAGACAGTAAGGGTCGTCCTACTCGTAAGGCTTTAGCGTTGCGTAGGTGGAAGTGTTAACAGATGGCTAGAAGACCTGCTAGAAGACCTGTTGTTCGTCCTAATCCTTTAGCGTTCCAGCAACGTACTATTGCTGCTGGTTCTTCGGCTACTGCAAAAGAGAACAAAGAGAAAGCGGACAACTTGCAAACTAAAGTAACATCCTTAGAGAGTGATCCATTCTTTGTTACTATTGACGGAGGTGGACCAGTTTTAGAAGACACTGATATATTTGACGGAGGACAACCTGATGCCTAGCTTTACCAAACGTATACAATTAAGACGAGGTACTCGTACTGAGTGGCAAGAAGAGAACCCGGTACTTCTAGAAGGTGAGATAGCTATTGAGTTAGACACCTACCGCAACCGTATTAAGATAGGTGACGGCACTACTGCCTGGAACTCTTTACCTTACTTCTTAGATGCTCGTGAAGAAGAGGTTGGGGATTATGATGAATTTATTGAAGGCTTGACAGGTGATCCGTGATTTACTAACAAGTGTCACAGTTAACCAATTAAGCAAAACAAGATATGAGTGTATGGTATCAAATGGGACAAAGTGTTAGAAATTTACTAATATCTCTTACTAGTACGAGTAAGGCAATTTTAGACACCGAAAGTAATATACAAGCAAGGACAGATGATGAGTTAGGAACTATGGCTTTTGCCACAGACACTAATAAATTATATGTATTTACAGATTCCGGTTGGCAGCACGCTCAATAATTTTGACAATCAATAACCACTAACATAATAATTATAAACGATGGCTAACATACTTCAACAAATAGGAACAACTGTTAAATCGAAGTTGGATGAAAAGGTAGATAAGTCGGACGCAGTTTCGGACTTTTTAAAGTCTGTACTTGGGTTCCCTCAAGATACCGTTTCTCCTTCAGTAGACACAGCAGCTAACATAACGGCTCGATCTAGCGACGACGCAGGTACAATCATGTACGGAAGCGACTCTACAAAGCTTTACGTTTTTGACGGCAGTGATTGGCAAATATTTAACAACAGTTAAAAGATATGAGTGATATAACAATCATTAACGATACTCAACAATCACAGCTAGTAACAAATGGACTTGCTGTAAACGGTGAGTTATATTTAAAAGCAGAGGGCAGTACAGACGAAGGTTCTGTAGTTGTCTACGACAGTGGTTCTTGGAGAACATTTGCTAACGAAGCTACTGTTGGGTTTCCTAACGGATATAGTGCAAGCTTTGACGGTACTAATGACTATGTAAGTATAAGCTCTTCTAGTTATTCTATATCTGGGAACAAAAGTTTTTCGACTTGGGTTAAACCTACGTCAGGCTCTTACCACTATCTGTGGGGTTACGGCACAAATTTATATGCTTTGTATTTGGACTCTTCCGCAGTTTCGATAAGAATGTGGCCCTCCGGTCAAGGCGGAGGATCAGGAAGAACTTATCAACGTATGGTTTCACCAGTAACATTTACAAACGGTTCTTGGTACAACATCATCATTACTGGAGACGGAACTGATTTAAAGTTATATGTTAACGGACAAGCCGCAGCGAGTACTTACACAGACAATGACGACTGGTATTTCCAAACAGCTTTGAGGGCTGGAAGTTCGGGTTCTTCTTTTGCGGGTCTTGTAGATGAATTTGCGTTTTTTAGTTCTACTTTAAGTAGTTCGGATGTTAGTTCTATCTACGGAAGCGGTGTACCTTCTAGTCTTTCTTCTTACAATCCACACTTATGGTGGAGAATGGGAGACGACAACTCAGGATCAGGCACGACAATAACAGATCAAGGAAGCGGTGGAAACCACGGAACTCTTACTAATGGAGCTTCTTTTTCAACTGATGTACCTTCTTAATAATTATGAGCACTAGACAATATGTAATTCTAAACGAGGACGAAGTAAGCACTGTTAACTTTGATGAAGTGCTTGAAGCGTCGGTTAATACACTAAGATATAATGTAGCCGGAAATAAAACCTTTGTTAAATACGAAGGACCAAAACCACGCTGCTTATACGGAAAAGATACAATCAGTCACTCAGCTATGCTTACTGTACTAGCTGATGAATCGTGGACACAAGTAGATGAAGGGGAATAAATAATGGCTAAATTAGACACAATCACAGCTTCAAACCGTCCATCTTCACCAGTTGCTGGTAAAGCGTACTACGAGACGGATACTAATAAAGTTATCATCTGGTCAGGTTCTGAATGGATAGAGCTTGTCTCAGACGGTACTGCTTAACATCTTGATTTATTATAATCACTAACTAACTAAATACTAATAATATGCCAGATACATCATCTATATTCTATCAAATCGGTCAATCGACTAAAGCTGCCATTGCAGTAGAAGAAACAAGAGCGTTAGCCGCTGAGGCTACTCTCCAGTCGAACATCACTGCTGAAGCTTCTAGCCGTGCAAGTGCCGATTCGACCCTTCAAGCTAACATCGACAGTGAGGCTTCAAGCCGCTCGTCTGCTGTCTCTACCTTACAAGGTAATATTGACACAGAAGCAAGCAGCAGAGCATCCGCTGATGCCGCGATCCAATCCGAACTTGACGCTACTCAAAGCGGTGCTGGTCTTGCTGCTGGTGGTTCGTACTCCGCTAACTCCTCCACTAACTACATTACATCAGTAAGTTCTTTGGTTGGAGCCGACGAAGCTCTTGACGGACAAATCAAAACTAACGCTGACGCTATCGCTTCTGAAGCTAGCTCACGTGCCTCTGCTGATTCCGCTTTACAAGCTGAGATTGACGCTGAAGAAACAGCTCGTGCATCCGCCGATACAACTCTTCAAAGCAACATCACAAGTGAAGCTTCCTCAAGAGCCAGTGCTGATACTGCCCTCCAAAGCAACATTGATGCTGAAGAGACTGCACGTCAAGCTGCTGACTCCACGCTTCAAACTAACATTGACGACGAAGAGACCGCCAGGCAATCAGCTGATACGGCCTTACAGTCCAACATCGACGCTGAAGAAACTGCTCGTATTGCTGCTGTTAGTGGTGAAGCTACTGCCCGTGCATCTGCTGACACTACTCTTCAGTCTAACATTACTGCTGAAGCTTCGACTGCCCGTGCTGCTGAATCGGCTCTTGACGTTGCCAAAGCTAACCTTAGCGGAGCTTCCTTCACCGGAGATGTAAGCGGAACTAACCTTGTACTTAGCGGTAACTTAACTGTTCAAGGTACAACTACCTCCATCGAAACAACAAACTCCCAAGTATCTGACGCTATCATGCTTCTTAATGACGGAGCTGCTGGTGGTGCTAACAACGGTAACGACGCTGGTTTTATCATTGAGCGTGGTTCTTCCGACGACGGAAACATCGCTGTTGTATACGACGAAGGTGACGACAAGTTTGCTTTCTACAAAACCTCAGCTGGTGCTACTTCTACTGACATCAGTGGAGACGACTCATCTGCTTCCTTGATCGACGTTAAAGCAAACGACGTTGTTCTTGGAGACGGTAACAATCTTGGATCATTGGCTGACTTTACAGCTGCAATGGCCTAATATTGAATTAATAACACCATATGAGCACGAAAGAGAAAAAAGGTGATATGTCATCTATATCTTTTCGTCTCAAACGGTCACAGAAGAAGGATGTGGCTGGCATCGCTAATAAACTCGGTGTCAGCTCATCCGCTCTTTTGAACACATGGATCACTAGGATACTCAATAATATGAACGGACTAGGTGATCACAGTGAAGAAATACCGAGAGATAATTAAAAGGATAAGTTTACTCATATCATACATTAAGGGGTGGTTCTTAGGAGCTGCCTCTTTTTGTTTACAAAGATAACAAGCTTTATTACTATAACATCATGCTGAGTCATAAAGAGGGAAGTAAGCTGCACGACAAGATTGCAGACGCATATAGGAACAGTATAGATATGATGGACGAACACGGAGAGTACAACGCTGCTCTACTTAACGGTGCTCGTCAGTTCCTTAAAGATAACAATGTAACTATGGACAGTGGCTTAGGCACACCCTTACAAGCGTTAAACAGTCAGATAGAAGCGTTACCATTTGAAGAAGAACAACAACATCGAGATACCACCCAAGCTCAAGGACTTTAGAAACTTTCTATACCTAGTTTGGAAGCACCTTAACCTACCAGATCCTACACCGCTTCAATACGATATAGCGGAGTATATGCAACACGGTCCGAAGAGATCGTTAATCATGGCGTTCCGTGGTGTAGGTAAGTCCTGGGTGTGTAGTGCCTATGTAGTACATCAACTACTGCTAGACCCATCTAAGAACATACTTGTTGTATCAGCCAGTAAGAATAGATCGGATGACTTCTCTACCTTTACTCTTCGGATCATCCAAGAGATTCCCATCCTTCAAGGATTAAAACCATCTGAGAACCAACGCTTCAGTAAGATAGCTTTTGATGTAGGCCCTGCTCCGGCAGCTCACGCTCCCTCCGTTAAGTCATTAGGTATAACATCACAGCTTACAGGTTCTCGTGCTGATATAATCGTAGCAGACGACGTAGAAGTTCCTAATAACTCAGCTACTCAAGGTATGCGGGACAAGCTAGACGAACAAGTAAAAGAGTTTGAAGCTATCCTTAAACCCCTAGACACCTCTCGTATCCTCTTCCTAGGTACTCCACAATGTGAAGACTCTATCTATAACAAATTAAGAGAGAGGGGCTACAACGCTCGTATATGGCCTTCTGAGTATCCTAACGCTAAAGAAGCTAGTTATAACTATGCAGGGGATTTAGCACCCCTTCTAGCGGACGCTATAGACGAAGACACTGTAGGTACTACAACAGAACCTCTTAGATTCTCTGACTTAGACCTAGAAGAACGTAAGATGAGTTATGGACGTACAGGATACGCCTTACAGTTCATGCTTAATCCTAAGCTATCAGATGCTGATCGATACCCATTAAAGATTAACGATCTTATTATAATGGATATAGATGTAGACTTAGCTCCTGAAAAAGTAGTGTGGTCCAGTGACGATGATAACACAGACAAAGAGTTACCTAATGTAGGACTTAGTGGAGACCGCTATAGACGACCTTCTAATACTGTAGGTGATATGATACCTTATACAGGTTCTGTACTCTCTATTGATCCCTCTGGACGTGGTAAGGATGAAACAGGTTATGCAGTAGTTAAGATGCTTAACGGTCAACTATACGTTCCAGATGCCGGAGGTATAAAAGGAGGCTATGACGAAAAGACATTAAAACATCTAGTCGCTATAGCTAAGGATAACAAAGTTAATAAAGTAGTTATAGAGTCTAACTTTGGTGACGGTATGTTTATGGAGCTTATAAAGCCGATATTTAGAACAACATATCCTGTAACTATAGAAGAGGTACGTCATAATAAACAAAAGGAACTTCGTATAGTAGATACTTTAGAACCAGTTCTTAATAGCCATCGCTTAATCATAGACCCTTCTGTTATAACTTATGATTACAAATCAGCTCTTACATATCCTATAGAACAACAAACTAGATATATGCTAATGTATCAACTATCTAGGATAACAAGAGATAGAGGTAGCTTAGTTCATGACGACCGTCTAGATGCTCTATCTATAGCTGTAGCTTATTGGGTAGAACAAATGGCTAATGATGTAGATCAAAGTATGTTAGATCGTAAACAAGAGCTACTACATAAAGAACTTCAAACGTTTACTGATAGCTTCCATAAGACCAATAACAAAGTTGTAGCTAACCTATGGATGTGAGCTGCTCTACTGTTGTAGACACACCTATCCTTAAAAACGTACGTTATAACGAAACCTTCAATACTTAAAACGTATAAAGCTGTTAGAGGTAACGATTGAAGGAACCAAGTAGCTATAGTAGCTTTACCGTTAACACTGTACTTACGCTGTACTTTCTCTTAAAGAGTTTACGAGCTAATGTACCTTATAGATATAGCTATAGCTTATGAAACATCTAACGAAACGCTGTACTGACGTTGTACTTACGTAGTACTAATTATAACGATCTCAAGCCGAAGGAAAATTGTCAACCCTTAAAAGTAAATCACTAAGTAAAAAACTTAATAACTTATAACCTAGTACATCGTCTCAACTTTTGTTATAGTACAGTCGTTATGGATATAAACGAACAGACAGACACCTTTCAATACGAGCTATTCAAACTTATACATAGGTTCAAGAATGAATACGATCTTAACGATTACACGATAGCGGGTAGCCTGGACTTCGCTAAGTTGTCTGTACTGACTGAAACAGATGATGTTATCTTTACAGGGGACGATACTATATTAGAAGAAGATAACGATACGGACGACCTATCTCCTAACTTCTAAAGACGTAGCACAGACGACACACGCACACATTAGGCGAAAAGTTTCTGAGAAAAAATCTGAGGGGCTTACGCTATATACGCGAGCGTTAATTACCCCCTCGTGTGCCCGCAAGATTCTTATAGGGGAGGGGGTATTAATTCGCACTATAGTCATTATGTCTAATAGTAAGTACTTGATAGTCAGCACTTTAGTGTTATTCTGTTGTAAATACAGGCAGTTTGACGGCCATTAAATAAGTATGGACTTATGTAGTTAGTATAAGTTGTTCGCTTATTGCCAGTAAGTTGCGTTTAGTCGTATATGTGTTTTTCGCTTTCTTGGTTCAGCTTTTGTGTCGTTTTGTCACACTGTGCCGTCACACCTGTGCCATTATGTCACACTTATAATTAGTAGTTTTGTTGATAATCAACGACTTATGAATCGGTAATAACTGGCACGGCCTCTGCTTAATAGGGGCAGTTCTTTCTCAGTCCTCCGGGACTTCATATAAATAAACCAAACCAATAAATAAATAATATGAACAACACACAAAACGCTACCGCTACGATTAATGACATCATTGCCAAAGTTCGTTCCATGAACGACAAGCTAGACGCTAAGATTAATCAATCAAAGCACGCAAAGATGACTAAGGATTTACGCCACATTATGCGTGGCAACCAACCTCAGCCGTCCACCAGTAAAGTGGACATCATTGACGCTCTTAGCGATATACAGAAAGCCTACACCAAAATAGGCCGGAATATTCCAAACTTCACCGACAGCATGAATTTAATCGGTAAGCCTTATTCTTCTTAACACTAGAGCCTCACCTTTAATCGGGTGGGGCTTTTTTGTACCCAGGTAAATCGCTGTGAATAACTTTTATGATTATGTGTTTGACAGCTTACCTGTCCGTATATTTAACCGAGCAATTGACGGGTGCAGTTTACCTGTCCGTAGAAACCAAAAAACCAATAATATGAAAAAAACTCTATCAATCGTTGTAATAACTGGCGACAATATTCACCATGTCGAACAAATCAAATCAACTCATCCTTCACCTATTTCGCAAGCTATGGCAAATGTAGCTTATCGATACAGGAAAGCGGGTAAAGGATCACCTACAATCTTAAAAGCTTACTAATATGAGAGACAACATGAACAACACCAAACCAACTAAACTTGACCGTATCATCTGTAATTCCTTCCCTTTGTTATATTTAGGGGGATGGGCTGTTGTTGTCCTTTGCATTATCTTCGGAGCGTAGTGATATGAGAAAAGATTACAACATCATCTGTCTAGATAAGGATGACAAACCGAAACAAGTGGCCACGATAGAATCGGCTAGTCCTGCGAAAGCGAGGCTTGCGGGTCAACGGCTTGCGACTAGCTTGAACCTTCGTTTCCACTTAGCTAAACCTACTAAATAACCATGTCAGTAACCATCTACCTAACTGATCATAACGGGCAACAGATAGCGTTCTTCTATAGAATCGAGTCCGAGCGATACAACACCTGTCCGAATATCCTTTGGGCGTGCCGTCAGTACCCTCAGTTTCAAGGCAGTGCCAGTAGCAAGGGCGACTTCATAGAGCAAGCTAAACAAACGCTCAAAGAAATTAAGAAGCTAAGTGTACCTGTCTGCAAAGATTGTGGATTGACAAACCCTAAGCTTGAGTCTCAAGATGCGTGCCCCGAATGCTTAACCGATAAAACTACTACTAAATAATGAATACTACTACAACATTACCCGACCAAATCGAGCTATGTTCCTTTCCTTTTCAAGACGAAGGGAAGTGGCACAACGCAACCATATTCTTCTTCACTAATGATACCTACACCATTTATCAGTACGAAGATCACTACGATATATCTAAGGAAGAAGCAGACAAGTATTGTGACGAGCATGACCAACGTCTTAAAGAATACGATCAGTATGTGTTAGACACAGGTTCTGACCCATTAGGAAACCATCATGTTGATCGCACCGAAACTAAAAAGAGTGAGGTCAAAGTTCAGTATGGATTATATATTGGAGTAGAAAAGCGAGGTGTACAAGTCACACAAGTAGAGTTTGAAGGTGTTACTTACGGACGTTTAGAAATAAATAAACTACCGAGCAAGGTTAAAGATTACCTGCACATAGAATACGCTTATTGCCGATACTACTTAGACAGCATACAACGGAAAGATTTATACGACTACGATAATTGCTACGATGTAACGGACAACTCTTTTAAATGCATGATCGAATACAAAGTTGATCGTCCGTCGGATGTGGTCGCTTCAGAGTTACGTGCTATTGCTAAAAAATCTTTATTATGACAACTGACCCAGAAAACTTACCGAGCTTAGATGACGCAAGCATTGACGCTCTTATCCAACATTACCTGTCCTTGAAGCAAAGACTAACCGACAATTTACGTGTCCGTGAAAGACTGGTAGAGCTACAAGACGAGCAGTTAAAACGACAGATCGAAGCACTCGGTAATTACGAACCAATCGGTGACGATATAAAGGATCGCTTGAACCAATGACCGAAGGAGAATACATAATTATGACAAGCCTTACATTCCTATCTATCATCTTAGTAATAATAATCTTTACAGCTTGGATGTACCGTGATTAATACAGGCTTATTTACTACTAACCGATCTTGGGACATACCCGAAGAGATAAAATATAATAAAATGAACAACTACGACAACTGGCTGAACAGCAACAACCCCATCGATCTTGAACATGAAGAAGAAAGAAGAGAAGAAGAAAAAAGAGAATTACTACTGGACGATCTTGCGGGTTTTGATACCGAAGAAGAAATCCAAGAGTACCTGTCTGAAAACAACCTTGAAGACCCAAGAGATTGATAAACCGTTCGTAGTGGACGGGCAGTTTTGGGAGGCGGAGAACGACATACTGAGACATGAGTAAATTTGACATAAACGAGGAGATAACTGACTGTCCGTTTGATTGGAGTAGTATCGATCATCGAGCTATAGCAGATGGATGGTATCACTTTTGGGGCAACACTCAGATCACTAGCTTTGAGACGGATAAGAAGGGTAAGTATGTACGGGATGTGGACGGCAAACTAATTGCTCATCGTACTAAAATACCACGCAAGCTACCTCGTACATGGTTCAACAAACAACAAGAAGGACAAGAATACTGATGACCGAAGAGAAGAAAACAAAGGGTAAAGCTTGGCGTATGCGTGAGTGGGGACGGACACAATATCGTAACCGACAAGCAAAGCTAAGGATGGATGGCGAGTCCAGTAAGACCGAAGCATCTAAGCGTATGTTACGGGTCATGGCTCCGAAGTTAGGAAAGAAAGTGGAGGACTTTATAGATACCTTTGGTGGCAGTACAGAGCATACGACTCCTTTGTTTCTTACCTTCGTACTTGATATGTGTCCGTACCAAATAGCTAGTCTAGCTCTTCAAACTTTTCTTGATAACTTACAGTTCAATTTACCGGTGGGTAGGATGGCGTATAAGATAGGCAAAGCTTTCGAGAACCAAGCACGATGGGACAAAGCATTAGATACTATGCACCCTAGTAAGCTTGACCTACTGGCTATGGATGACCGCTCTAAAGCGATGAAACTGAAACAGTTCTACGACTACGAAGAGGAACGATTTACACTGTGGGACAGCAAGTGCAAGGCGGGTCTAGGTGCTTGGTTGTTAGAGGAAATAAGAATAGAGACTGGCTTATGGGTCATGGACTTTGCTACAGGCAGACAGAAAGGACACAAAGCCGAGCGTATTGTCCGTGCGACTAATGAATTTACGGATTGGGTGAGTCGTTTTGATAGTTGGAAGGAGACTACTCGTGTATTTAAGATGGCACTACCAGAAGAACCAGTTGATTGGTACGGTTTAGTAGGTGGAGGATACAGCGTTAAACATATGCCACCACAAAAGCTATTCACGGGTAAACCTGTAGCTAATTTCAAACCTTACGAGAGTTCTTACCAACACGCCATGTCTGCTCTTAACAAGTTACAGAAGGTAAGCTGGAAAATTAACAAAGAGATTTTAGATATTACTCTAAAGTGTTGGGAAAACAAACGAGTCATTGGAAACATACCAAACTTTGGTGAGATAGACGAGCAACCTAGATACACTGGTGATTGTCCGCATGAGTTCAGAGCTTGGAAGTTAAAGCAAAAGGATATTAGAACTGCGAACGAATCAAACAGTAGTAAGAGGTATCAAACCTGTCGTATCTTACACTTAGGCAAAGTATATAGTGAGTGGGACAAGTTCTACTTTCCGTATCGTTGTGACTACCGAGGTAGAGTGTACGCTTTACCGTACTACTTACATCCACAAGGCAGTGACTTAGCTAAGAGTTTGTTAGACTTCAGCAGAGGTGAGCAAGTAGTAGATGAAGATGACCTCATGTCGATATTAGTCCACGGTGCGAACACGTGGGGAGTAAAAGGTACACGCGATGAACGTATTGAATGGGTAGGTAAACGACAGAAGTTTATATTGGAGGCAGCGAATGATCCACACGGTACTGACTGGTGGACCGAAGCTAGTGATCCGTTCTGTTTCCTACGCTTTTGCTTGGAGTATAAACAGTTTACAGAAGAAGGTTACGGCTATGTTAGTTACCTACCTGTCCGTCAAGATTGTAGTAACAACGGTATGCAAATCCTATCGTTATTACTACGGGACAAGGACACAGGTAGGATGTGTAACTTAGTAGATAGAGACAAGGCTAACGATATGTACGCTGAGTTTGCTGACAGGGTGTACGAAGAACTAAAGAAAGATGGCGGTGTACTGGCCCAGGAGTGGATGAAGTATGGCTTCTCTCGTAAGTTAGCTAAGTTAGCTGTGATGAATAAACCATACGGAGCTACACATTATAATTTAGTACAAGATATATTTAAAAGTATAGGTATCAATCATCCTTGGACAGGGGTAGGTGAGATGTTAACAGCTGTTATCTGGATAAGTAAGATAGTAAATAGATTAGCTAATGAAATGTGCCGGCCCGTTAATCAAGTCATGAAGTTCTTACGTGAAAGCGTACGAGCTATAGGCTACGATCAACCGATCATTTGGACTACACCTACAGGCTTCAAAGTAATACAAAGTTTTCACAGGTACAAGAAGGTGAATGTAGACTCTGTTTTTCAAAACCTAAGTATAACTATACAGACTAATGACTTTGAAGATAACATCGACCCGAAGGGACAAACCAATGCAGTCACCGCTAACTTTATACACAGCTTAGACGCATCAATCGTACATCAAGTTGCAAACTTTGTTGACTTCGATGCTTGTTATATACATGACTGTTTTGTAACACACGCTTGTAACGCCAGAGCTATGAACGCAATCGTAAGAAGAACCTACTCTCAAACATTTAACGTTGATCTCCTGACCGAGTTCCGAATGGAGCAAATCAACACCAACCCAGAAGCAGAACTTCCGTCAGTGCCGGAGCTTGGAGACTTAGATGTCTCTGCAATAACACAGATGAAGTATCTGCTTTCTTAAAAACATAAACACCCATAGAGATATGACAGTAAAAGCACGAAAGAAACACGACATAATAAAAGTAGGAGGTACTACAAAGTTCTGTGCCTTGAATGAACCGAACAAAAGGTTTAAGAAGAAGTACGGTGAGTACCAATGTGAAGTAATTGTAACGCAAGAGTTAGCTGATCAAGTTAAGAAACAACTACGCCCTATATATGAGCAAGAGTTAAAGGCTAAACAAGATGAGTTAGGTAAAGAAGTAAAGAAGGCTGAGATTCCTATCGTTGAGAAGGAAGGTAAAATTATCATCAACACTAAATTAAAAGGAGGACATAAAACAGAAGATGGAAAGGAATACTTTTTCAGTGTAGCTATGTTCGATGCAGCACTCCGACCTTTACCCAAAGATGTACAGGTATGGGGAGGTAGTAAAGTAAACGTATCTTTTAGACCTCACTTCTGGTATACAGATTTAATGGGTTTCGGGGTAAGGTTTGAGATCGCAGCCGTCCAGGTATTAGAGTTAGCTAACGGTGGAGTGAGTGAACAGTCCGCTGAATCGTTTGGCTTCACAGCTGAAGAAGGATACATAGCTAACGGCGGTGAAACACTTGACTCAGCATTCGATGCGGAAGAGACGGAAGAAACGCCCACAGCGAACTTCTAATTACCGTTCTGGATTTGAAGAGACATTAGCATCTCAGCTTAAGCGAGGTGGTGTTAACTTTGAATACGAAACAGTTAAGTTAAAGTATGTTAAGACAGCTACATACACTCCCGACTTCATCTTACCTAACGGCATTATCATAGAAGCTAAAGGTTTATGGACGGCGGAGGATAGAACTAAACATATACTTATAAGAGAGCAACATCCTCACCTTGATATACGCATGGTGTTTATGAATGCTAACAATAAGTTACGTAAAGGAAGTAACACCACCTACGCTCGCTGGTGCGAAAAGAAAAACATACAATATGCACACAAAACTATACCTAAATCATGGCTTTTACAGCAACACACCAACCATGCAATAAGTGCGGAAGTTCAGACGCCCTCTCCATTAACGACGACGGTAGCACCCATTGTTTCAGTTGCGACGATCACACTGGAGGAGACAGAGGAATAAATAAACAAACCAACACCCCAACACCGAGAGATTATGTACAAGGAGAACCCGAAGCGATAGCCCGACGCAGTCTTACCGAAGACACCTGTCGGAAGTGGGGCTACTGGTTGGGCAGTCATAACGGACAGCCTTGCCAGATAGCTAACTATAAAACTAGAGACGGTAAGACTTGCGGTCAGAAGATACGCTACGCCAACAAACAATTCGCTATTAAAGGAGAGCTGATCGGGTTATATGGTCAGCACCTATGGCGTGACGGAGGACGGCGTGTCGTGGTAGTGGAAGGAGAGATCGATGCACTTAGTACGTCCCAAGCTATGGATAACAAGTGGCCTGTAGTATCTGTGCCTAACGGAGCCGGAGCAGCAAAAAAATTTGTAGCTCAAGCTATCGATTGGTTAGACAGGTACGAACAAGTAGTCTTCTGTTTTGATATGGACGATGTCGGACGCAAGGGAGCAGCTGAATGTGCAGCACTTCTAACCCCAGGCAAAGCACGAATCGCAGAGCTACCACTCAAAGACCCGAACGATATGTTAGTAGCTGGACGAGCTAAGGAGTTAGTCAGTTGCTTGTTCGATGCACGTGAGTACAGACCAGACGGTATCGTAAACGGGCAAGAGTTGTGGGATGTTATAGCTGATAAAGAACACAGTAAATCTATACCGTATCCTTACAATGGATTGAATGAGTTAACTCTAGGTATGCGACAAGGCGAACTAGTAACCGTATGTGCGGGTAGTGGGATTGGGAAGTCCTTGTTCTGTCGAGAGATCGCTCATCATATACTAGGGTTAAACGAGAAGGTAGGATACATAGCACTAGAGGAGTCAGTCAGGCGGACGGCACTTGGTATCATGGGTATCCACATCAACAAACCTATCCACTTAGAAGAGGACGACACAAGTGAGGAGGTACTACGACCTGCGTTTGAAGAGACGGTAGGTAACGGGAACTTCTACACCTACGATCATTTCGGTAGTATGGATAGCGATAACCTGTTAAGTAAGATCAAGTATCTAATTAAAGGATACGATTGTAAGTGGATATTCTTGGACCATCTATCTATTGTAGTTAGTGGTATCCAAGGAGACGACGAGCGTCGCTTGATTGATAACACAATGACCAAGCTTAGAAGTCTAGTCGAAGAGACAGGCTGCGGTATGGTACTAGTGTCTCACCTAAAGCGTGTCGATAGCGGACACGAAGAAGGAGGACGAGTAAGTCTTCACCACCTACGTGGGTCACAAGCTATAGCACAACTCTCTGATATTGTTATAGGACTGGAGCGTAACCAACAGAGTGAGACAATCAGTAACGAAACAAGAGTACGTGTATTGAAGAATAGATTCAGCGGACAGACAGGACACTGTGACACACTACACTACGACAATGCTTCTGGACGATACAGTCCTGATGTGTTTAAACCAAGCGATGAAACCAATAACCCATTCTAAATAATATGACACGAACACTATTCTTTGATATAGAGACCAACAAGATTAACGATTGGGCTACACTCTCTGACGTACACACCTGCCATTGCTTATCGATCTACGATCCTATGCTCCCTAAGATGCTGACGTTTCACGGGGAAAGTATAGAGCGTGGCCTACTGATGCTATCACAAGCAGAACGATTAGTCGGACACAACGTTATCGACTTCGATATACCGGCACTGAAGAAGCTCTACGGTTTCTCACCTCCACTAGTTAATGTACTTGATACTCTTGTACTATCTAGGTGTACCTTCCCTGACCTTCGTAACGATGACTGGTCCCGCAACAACTTCGATAAGGAGTTAGTAGGTAGTCACAGCTTGAAGGCTTGGGGACACAGGATGGGTAGTGCTACTAAGTTAACATACGGAGAGGACGATGATGCGTTCGAGGTGTACGATGAAGAGATGCGTAAGTACTGTGAGCGAGATGTTATAGTAACACAGTTGTTATACGATCACTTGTTCAAACAAAACCCTAGCCCACAGATGATAGCCATCGAACATTGGTTTAAGTTTATCATCAGTCAACAGGAACGACACGGGTTTAAGTTAGACATGGACAAGGCTGACTACTTAACTGCCAAGCTTATGGGTATACGAGCCAAGCTAACTACTGACTTACAGACTCAATGGAAACCTACAAAGGTAGAGATGAAGAGTCCGGCAGGTTGGACGTTAACAACAGACCAAGCAACCTACGCAGGTAAGACTAAGAACGACATCAAGTTGAAGTTAAAGGAAGCGGGTGAAGTACAAGCTCTAGTTAAGAACGCAGTCAAGACAGGCAACGCAGTCAAAGAGATACCGTTTAATCCAGGCAGTCGTAAGCAGATAGCTGAACGCTTGATGTCTTTAGGTTACGAACTTCCCACTGAGAACGACGGTAAGACATACAAGGTAGATGAAGCTGTACTCAAAGGTATCGATCATCCTATAGCAGCTGACTTGTTATCTTTTCTTTTAGTACAGAAGAGACTAGGTCAGTTAGCTGAAGGTCAACAAGCTTGGTTAAAGCTACAGAAGAACGGAGTTATACACGGGAGAGTAAATACTAACGGTGCAGTAACAGGTAGATGTACACACAGCACACCCAATGTAGCACAAGTACCAAGTGTACGAGCTGACTACGGTAAGGAGTGTCGTGAGTTATTCACAGTGCGTAAAGGTTACAAGTTAGTAGGCTGTGACGCTAGCGGTTTAGAACTACGTATGCTTGCACATTACATGGCGTTCTACGATCGTGGTGAGTACGCTAAGATTGTAACTGAAGGAGATGTACATACCGTCAATCAGAAGGCAGCAGGACTAGAGACTAGAGACCAAGCTAAGACTATGATCTATGCACTTCTCTACGGAGCGGGTGACCACAAGATGGGAGAAATTATAGGAGGCGGTGCAAGAGAAGGACAACAACTCAAGCGTAAGTTCTTCAGTAGTCTACCAGCACTCGCTCGTTTACAAACTGATGTACAACGCAAGACGAAAGCAGGTGGAGAACTTAAAGGTTTAGACGGACGCATCCTGCCTATACGCAGCAGTCACGCAGCTCTCAATATGTTATTACAAAGTGCTGGTGCTGTATGTATGAAGGTAGCTTTGATCCAATTGTTTCATAAGCTTAACCAACTGAAGTGGCAACACGGTAGAGAGTATAGCTTTGTAGCTAACGTACACGATGAGTTCCAAGCTGAGGTAGTGCCAGATAAAGCACAGACGTTTGGAGTGTTAGCAGTCGAAGCTATAGCAGCAGCAGGTAGACAGTTGAAGATGAACGTACAGTTAGATGGTGAGTTCAAGATCGGTAACAACTGGGCGGAGACACACTAACAGATGGACGAAATACAATACGATAGTTACACTACGCTTGCCACCCTATACGACACCCAAGACTTAACCATGCCATCATCAAACGCACAGAGAATAGGAGCTATAGCAGAGACACGTTTCGTAGCTGAATGCTTAGAGAGAGACTTCGAGCCGCACACACCTACAACACCTATGCCTTGGGACTTCATCGTTCACTGTCCGGCAGGTGATCTAAAGGTGCAAGTAAAGAGTACGTCAACGAAAGTTGGAAACCACTACGCAGTTAACACAGGTACAGGCACAGGCACTAAGGAACATATGTCAGATGTTATCGATGTAGTAGCTATATACATAGCACCTCTTAAACAATGGTGGATGATGCCAAGGAATGCAGTGACTAGTAAAACAATTAAGCTGTATCCTATCAACCCAACTAAATCAAGATTCAAAAAATACCAAGACAACTGGAGCATATATTATGAGTAAAACAACATTATTAATAGACGCAGATGTCCTAGCTTTTGAAGCATCTGTTGTCGCAGAAGAATCAATCAACTGGAAGGACGAGATGTGGACAGTACACGCAGACATGGCCTTAGCTAAAGCTCGTGTGATTAACAGGATAGAAGAGTTCAAGGAACAATTAAAGACTGAGTATGTCGTACTGTGCTTGAGTGATCGTGCTAACTTCCGTCGTAAACTTAATCCTGACTACAAATCCAATCGTTCTAAGTCTCGTTTGCCTATCATCTTACGACAGGTAAAGAAGTGGATCATCGATGAACTAGGTGGTGTGATGTGGGATAACTTAGAAGCTGATGATGTTATATCTATCTTAGCTACCGACAAAGGCATGGATGAAGAAACGATTATAGTATCTATAGACAAGGACTTCAAAGGAGTACCTGGAATATACTACGACTATAACCGTGGAGAGTACCATCAACCAAGTGAAGAGGAAGCGGATAACTTTCATTTGATACAAGCAATAACAGGAGATGTAACAGATGGATTCAAGGGAGTACCTAAGATGGGACCAGTCACAGCTAAGAAAGCTTTAGAGAAAGACGGGTACACTTGGGAGACTGTAGTAAAGTGCTACGAGAAAGCAGGACTCACAGAACAAGACGCATTGATGAACGCTTGGATGGCACGACTACTACGAGCAGATAACTATTGCTTCAGAACAAATACAATTAAAAAATTATGGATACCAAAGAACTACCAAACCAAGGATATACTAAAGATTTCTCAACAGGGGCTAAGCGTGACGGGGACATTGGACGGGGACGACCCAGCCTTATTCCTCCAATCGCCTTACGCAGTCTCGCCAAACGATTTGAAGATGGCGGAAAGCTTTACGGAGACAACAACTGGAAGCAAGGCTTCCCACTAAGTAGATTGTATGATAGTATTTTTAGACATCTGTTGGCGTTGGGGGAGGGCGATAGTACTGAGGACCATGCGGCAGCTATCCTTTGGAATGCGTCAGCTTGGGCGTGGACAGAAGAACAAATCAAGAACGGTAAACTCCCGAAGGAGCTAGACGATCTAGGATATAGAGAACATGAGTAACGAAGAAATAGTACTACCTGCTCTGTCACAAGAGCTTATCAATAAACTTGACAAACTGTTCCCACATAAATGTCCCCTCTTGACAGACGAAGACAGAGTGATATGGTATAAGTCAGGACAACGTCATGTAATTGACTACCTCCAACAGACTTACGACGAACAACTTCAACAAGATATAGTAACCAAACAAGTATAGAATTAGCCATGTGTTTTTCACAACCTAAGATGCCAGCGATGCCAGAGATTCCACCACCTCCGCCGCCTCCTGCACCACCTCCACCTCCATTAGCTATGGCTAAGAAAGCACCAACAAAGCGAGCTACTCAACCTACTAAACGTCGTAGAGGTACGGCTCAAGTTACTGCTCGTCGTCGTCCTAGTATCGGAATGGGTGGAAGCGGCGGTACTGGCGTACAGTTTTCTCCATAGTAGTAAATAAACAAAGTAATATAAATAAATATGAGTCTTCGCACACTTGATAAAAAGACTTTACTCTCAGATGGCACTTCGTCAGGGGCGGGTAATAGTTTCTCAGTTGAGCGTTCTAAGGGATGGACGTTCTTAATAGCAACCACAGTAGCAGGTACTGCAACAGTAGACATCGAAGCCTACTTCAGTGAGTCCTCAGCTTGGCACGTTATTCACAGTCAATCTGTTACAACGGACGGATCAATTATGATTCGTGACGACCACGGACACTACGAAAAGATTAGAGCTAACATCAGTGCTTACACATCTGGAACTCATAGCGTCTACGCTTCCGGTACTGTTGACTCTCTATAAGGAATGTCATTACTTCTCACACCGTCGATAGAGAAACCTAGCAACATAACACCGTTGCCCGGTAACTTCGTTCGACCTGCTTTTGAAAAGCTCTACGGATTTGACGCTGTAGTTGAAGGTTTAGGTTCGTCTACTATAACAGCTACTCTCGACGCTAACCTAGAAGATGTAGACTTATCTTGTACGACTGTTACTAATGCCGTCAGCTACGAGTTTCAAAGGGACGATAACAGTGGTTTTAGTTCACCTACTACATTACAAAACACATCGTCTACTACATTTACAGATAGTCCTACTCCCGGTTCTACTTATTATTATAGGGTGATAGCTACCGACGGTGTCGATACAAGTACTTCTAATACAGCTTCTTTGCTTGTGACTGGTATATTTGATAGCTCTCTAACATTCCCTACTATTCAAGTGTTCGATTTACAAGCTACATTTATTAAGAAAACCTACGCCCCTAATTACACTATCGTCCACGCTAAAGACACGGACAACATATGCGTTTACAACGGCACACAATGGGCAACCTTTAACAACGATTAGACATGAGTACATTAACAGCAACAACTGAAGGCAACAATCCAACGCTAGGTGCGGGTGATGTAGGTAAAAGTTATTTCGAGACAGATACTAATAAGATTCTAGTTTGGGACGGTTCCAACTTTATGAAGTATGAAACTGATAGTGCGATTGGAGGTGCTTTCAATAACGAATACGCGGTACGATTTGATGGAGCAAGCGACTACTTTCAAAGCTCATCAAGTCAGTCATACACATTAGGAACGCTGTCGCTTTGGTTCAAGTTAGATAACGCTGAAGCCTCTGACCATAATCCTCCTCAAGCTTTAATGGGATTTAATGGTAGTTACTTTGGTTTAGTTATAGGGGGCGACACAGGTTCAGTTGCGAATGAGTTAATCATGTTTAGATCTCCCACAGGCCATGATTATGCTTATACTATTTCAGGTGGCTCGATGAACACAGATTGGCACTTCTTAGCAGTCACCTGGAATAGTTCTAGTAGTGAATATGAAATCTACATCGACCAATCAGGAACAATGACTCAGGTTCAAAATACCAAGACAGGTACAGGACACACTCAAGCAACAGTTAACGATGTTATGATAGGACATCGAGATATAAATACTGGATACTTAGACGGTTTGATTGATGAAGTAGCTATCTTTAGTCAGTCCATGACACAATCACAGATTCAAGCCCTTTATAACAGCGGAGTGCCTAGTGATCTTACCAGTCTAACTCCTACATCGTGGTGGAGAATGGATAGCGGCTCTTCTGTTATTGATCAAAACACAACAACTGGAAATAATCTTAGCGTGGGAGGAGGGTCGCCTTCGCTGCATGATTTAAGTTTAGCCCCAGACCCCATCTATATACCGTAATGAGAAAATATGTAATTATTAACACATCCGATTTAAGTGCTGTGGACTTTAATCAAGTATTAGAAGCGGATGAAACTAAACTTCGTTACTCTGTGGACGGCACTAAGACATTTGTAAAGTACGAAGAGGAACAGCCCTCATCCCTAACAGGTAAAACGGAACATACAAACTCCGAGATACTTGCGATTCTAGCGGGTGACGAGTGGACGACCGAACAGCAAGACTGATGCACGAGACAGCTCAAGGGTTATACCACAGTTTAGAGAACCAACGTCACTCTTTCTTAGATCGAGGTCGTACTTCTTCTGAGCTTACACTTCCTTATGTCTTACCACCTGACGGTCATAGTCACGCTAGTAAGTACTACACACCTTATCAAGGTATAGGAGCTAGAGGTGTACTCAATCTAAGTAGTAAGTTATTACTGGCATTACTTCCACCTAACGCTCCCTTCTTCCGACTTGTTATAGATAAGTATGAGTTGGATAAAGCTAGGGAAGACTTAGGAGCAGAAGGAGCCGAACAACTACGAACTGATTTAGAGAAAGCATTAGCTGATGTAGAGCGTAGTGTATCACAAGAAGTAGAAGTACAGAACTTTAGGAACGGTATCTTTCAAGCACTTAAGAACTTACTGGTTACTGGCAACTCTTTGTTATATCTACCTGACGAAGGTGGTATGCGTGTCTTTAAACTTGATCGTTATGTTATTAAGCGTGATCCAATGGGTAACGTTACACACATAGCTATTAAAGAAACTGTAGCTCCAATGATGCTCCCTGAGAGTGTACGTGAAGAAGTATACAGACAGGAAAAGGAAAACACTTGTGATCTATACACAGCGGTAATACGAGAAGGCGATCACTTCAATGTACATCAAGATGTCAAAGGTATCCTCATCGAAGAAAGTGTGGGTAAGTATCCAATCGATAAGTCCCCGTGGCTCCCGTTACGTTACACCCAGATTGATGGAGAGGACTACGGCAGGGGATTTGTTGAAGAGTACATCGGAGACCTCAAGTCGTTGGAAGCACTTACAAAAGCTATCGTCGAAGGTAGTGCAGCTGCTGCTAAAGTATTGTTCATGGTCAACCCGAATGGTACAACAAGATCGAGAACCTTAGCAGAAGCACCTAACGGAGCAATCGTACAAGGTAGTGAAGCAGATGTATCTGTATTACAGCTTAATAAGTTTAACGACTTCCGTACTGCTCAAGCTACTATGGCTGGTATAACAGATAGGTTGAGCCAAGCTTTCTTACTTACATCAGGAGTAGTTAGAGATGCAGAACGTGTAACAGCTGAAGAGATACGTATGCTCAGTCAAGAGTTAGAAGCTGCATTAGGTGGTCTTTACTCTTTGTTATCCCAGGAGCTACAGCTACCAATTGTTAATCGATTGATGGCTAAGATGTCTAAGGATAAACGACTACCTAAGATACCTAAAGATATTGTTAAGCCTACTATTGTTACTGGTGTTGAAGCTCTAGGTCGTGGTAATGATCTTAATAGATTAGATATGTTCCTAGCTGGAGCTAACCAAGTAGTAGGACCAGAAGCTGTAACTCAATACTTAAACGTTAGTGATTACTTTAAACGTCGTGCTACTGCTCTAGGTATAGAGACTGAAGGACTAATCAAGACGGAAGAAGAAATTCAACAAGCTATGCAGCAAGCTCAACAACAAGAGATGATGATGAAGTTGGGCGGACCTGCTGTAGCACCTGCTATCAATGCTGCACAAGAGCAGTACATGGCTCAACAAGCACCACCTCAAGAGGAATAACAAACAATGGCTGAATTACACCGAGTAGAGATAAATGAAAAAGCACCAAGCGAAATCGAACCCGAAGAAGAAACCAACACCGAGAGCGAGGAACTACCGCAAGAGCAAAGCGACCGCCCGGAATGGCTCCCAGAAAAGTTCAAGAGTCCAGAGGATATGTCGAAAGCGTACTCCGAATTGGAAAAGAAACTTGGACAAAGTCCTGAAGAAGGTACGGAAGAGTCTGAACAAGTTGAAGAGAAAGCTGAGGACCAAGAAGAACAAAGTGAAGAGAATACTAGTGAAGCATACCAAGCGGTTGCGGAAGCGAGTAAAGAGTTCTTTGAAAACGACGGTCAACTTAGTGAGGAAACTTATAACACTTTAGAAAAGGCTGGACTACCTAGAGACTTAGTAGATAGCTACGCCGCTGGTCAACAAGCTCTACAACAATCTGAAGAAGGACAAATCAAAAGCGTGGCTCAAGGGAACTACGAAGCGATGGCTGAGTGGGCGAACGACAATTTACCACAAGAAGAAATCGATGCTTTTGATGAAGCCGTCACAGGTGGTACAGTTTCGCAAGCTAAGTTAGCAGTCCAAGGACTGTACGCACGTTATCAAAACGAAGTAGGTGCAAAGCCAAAGCTTACGCAAGGAGGAGTCAATGGTGCATCTACTATGCCTTTTCGTTCTATGCAAGAACTTGCTCGTGCTCAATCAGACCCTCGATATAAGAGTGGAGATAAAGCTTATCACGAAGAGGTTGACAGACGTTTGCAAGTAAGTAGTATTTAGTTGTTCATTCATATATAGGTAGAGTTCCCCTAGCGTTGGTTATTGGTTTGCTGACGCTAGGGGTTTTTCGTTATGATGACTGTAATGAAAGAGTTAAACGAGAACACACAGGTTAAAGCTAACCTTGCATTTGTTGCTAAAGTAATAGGTATAGTTGGTACAGCTGTGTGGGGTTATAGCGTACTATGGAACAAGCTTAATGCGTTAGACCTAGAGATCATGCGTATCAAACACGACGTAGAACTTAATGCGGAGTTCCGGGTAAAGTGGCCCAGGGGCGAGTTAGGTGCATTACCTGCCGACGCTACTCAAGATATGCGTTTAATGTTCATGGAGAAGCAAGTAGGCAAACATGAAGAACTACTTGAGAACTTACGATACGGAGACTTGAAGTGAGATGGGCGAATTACTTATGTTATTTATTACGGGCGGTGGTAGCACTGCTATGGGGGCGATTCTTAAAGGCGTGTTCGGATATGTCTTTGAAGCCAAACAGAACAAGCATGATCTTGAAATGGCGAGAGAGGCTCGTTCGTCTGATAATTTCCTTAGACTACAAGCTGAAATCGCTAAAGGAGGTACTGGTGAGTTTGTTTCTTTTACTCGTCGTATTCTTGCTGTTATCGGGGTGTCTACGCTCTGTAGCTGTATCATCCTTTGCACCCTCTATCCCCAAGCAGAAATCGTTACCTTTACAAACGCAGACGGAGAAGGTGTCAACGAGTTCTTCTTTGGACTCATCAGTTTCCAAGCCCACCAAACACCGATCACCATCTCTTCTGGACACATCAGCCTTATGGGATGTACGGTAATATTGCCTTGTATCTTAGGGTTTTACTTTGGTCCGAGTGGTCGAAGAGGTTGACAGTCAAGCATTTTTCCTGTTTACTAATAGATAAATTTAATCGACAACTAGCAACAACTAGTCCCTCGACCCGCTGCGGCGGACAATCCTGTGAAGACGAACGAAGTGAAAGTCAATCGGTAATCATATAACACATACATTCACACACATTAACATAGGAGATCATATATTATGGCAAATGGATTAACAGTCCCCTCTCGTGTAGGTCTTGATGAAAATAATACTGGAGCTGGTAACGACCACCTTTTCCTTAAAAAGTTCAGCGGAGAAATTCTGCAAACCTTTGAGGAGTCTAATATTTTCAAACCTCTACACACAATCAGAACAATCGACAGCGGTAAGTCTGCACAGTTCCCTGTAACTGGAATTGCTACCGCTAACTACCACACTCCAGGTGAGAACATTGCCGAGCAAGGTGGAAGTCCTGACAAATACCTCAGCGATATCGGCAAGACCGAGAAGATCATCAACATCGATAAGATGCTTGTTGCTTCTACTTTCTTGGCTAACATCGACGACGTAAAGAACCACTACGACATCCGCAGCGTCTACGCTAACGAGTTGGGTAAAGCTCTTGCCGTTCGTTTCGATACTGCTGTAGCTAAGACATTCTTAGGTGCTGCTCGTGACTCGGCTAACTTATCCGCTACTTCCGCTGGTTCTACCTACGATGTAGCTGGTGAAGCTTTTGGTCGTGGTAACCTTGACCCAACTGCTGTTGATACCTTCACCGGTGCTCAGTTAGTAGGTGCTTTGTTTGCTGCTGCTCAAAGGCTTGACGAACAAGACGTTCCTTCTGACGGTCGTTTCTGCGTTCTTCGCCCTGCTGAATACTACAAGTTAGTAACAGGTGCAGACAGCAATAACACCTTCAGCCTTACTTCTGTTATTAACTCCGACATTGGAGGTCAAGGAAGTATCGCTTCTGGTAACGTTCCACAAATCGCTGGTATCAGCCTCTACAAGTCCAACCACCTCCCATCAACTGATTTGTCTGGTGGAGCTGGAGTTGACGCTGGTAGTAACAATGATATCTTTGCGGGTAACGGAGTAGGGTACGACGGAGACTTCCGTAATACCTTCGGTATCGTTTCTCACAGTGCTGCTGTAGGAACCGTTAAGTTGCTCGACTTGGCTACTGAGTCTGAATATCAGATTGAGCGTCAAGGTACATTGTTTGTTGCTAAGTACGCAATGGGTCACGGAATCCTCCGTCCTGAGTGTGCTATCGAACTAGCTTCGTAACTCTTCTCTCGGTGTTGGGGAGGTCTGGATTCGTTCCGCTCCCCTCACTGAGTATTTTTTTATACTTATAACTTATCATGGCTCTGACGACTAAACTAAACGCAGTAAATACAATGATCAGTGTTATCGGGGAAGCTCCTGTTAATACGTTAGGAGGTACAGCAGTACCCGTATCAGTCGTCCAAGCCGAAGCCGTACTCGACGAGACTAGTAAAGCTATACAGTCAGAGGGTTGGCATTTTAATACAGAGCACGAGTATCCACTTACTCCCGATGCTTCAACGTCTAAGATTAACTTACCAAGCAACACGCTAAGAGTAGACTTAGACCCAGAAATTTATACAGACAGCGATCCAGTACAACGTGGACTTTTGTTATACGACAGAAAGAATCACACGGATGTATGGACGAAAGAGGTGAAAGCCTCTATTACTTTTGATTTAGACTTCACGGATATACCCGAACAATTCCGTCATTACATAACAGTTAAAGCAGCTCGTATCTTTGCTAATAGATTCTTAGGTAGTAGAGAGATAGAAGGGTTTGCTTTGCGGGACGAGATAGAAGCAAAAGCACGTGCTATTGATAGTGACTCTGAGAATGCTGACAGAACGATCTTTGACCACTACAGCGTACTAAGAGTATTAGATAGATAAGAGATGCCTCTGTTAGTAAACAGTGTACCGAATCTCGCACAGGGCGTATCACAACAGCCTGACAACTTACGGTTTCCCGGTCAGTGTGACGAACAAATAAACGCTTGGGCTACGGTAGTTGAAGGGCTGGTAAAGAGACCTCCTACTGAATATACGAAGAAGATAGATAGTAGCAGTACGAATGCTGATAAGTTATTCACACACTTCGTTAAACGATCTGAACAGAATCAATACTGTGTAGCTGTATCGTTAGGCGGTATAGGTGTTATTAACACAGGAGACGGTACACAAGTATCTATAGCTGTAACTTCTATAGCTAATAGTTATCTGAGTTTAGGAGGACAAGCATCGTTAGGTGGTGTAGCTAATCCGTTAGCCGACTTACGAGCGTTAACAGTAGCTGACTATACGTTCCTTGTTAATAAGAATAGATTCATACAACGAAGTGAAGCTGCTGGACAAAAGTCTACACCACCTGCTGATGAAGCTTTAATTGTTGTTAAGTTAGGAGACTACGAGAAAGCTTACAGTATATATGTAGATGATAAGTTGGTACCTATAGCTACAGCTTTACAAGGACAGCATCACGACTACAGTAGTTCAAGTCACGGTAATACATCTGTTCAACCTGCTACTTATATCTCAGGACCAGCAGATGTAGAGCCGAAAGGTAACCACGCAGATACAGGTTTTATAGCTAGGGATTTGTACGATTGTATAGATGAAAGCGTAGTTAATACAAACTCAGGTGTATCTGCTATCACTATAAATCCAGGACCATCTGCTACAGGTGACGGTTGGTTAGGCGGACACTCTACAGGTACTTATACTTTAGAAACTAACGAACCTGTTAAGAGGAGTGGAGCTAGTGCTAGAATAGGCTATACCAGTAAAAGCAGGAAAGTTAAGACTGAGTACCAAGTAAAACTACAAGTTAATATCATACAGTCAGGAGCTGCTACTGCATCAGCTGAATTAATAGTAACTAAAGGAGTTATAACAGCTTTTAGAAATTTAAAGAAAGGCAGCGGTTTCGATCCGTCTAATCCTGTATCTTTACAGTACAAAGCATATAGGAGGGCAAAGAAAAAAAGTATTTTTGGTGAAGGCTGGCACGGCTGGACGGAAGTAAAAACAGGAGATAGAGATTACTACGTACCCCCAGCTACCTTTAACTTGTCAACTAATGTAAGCACTGACCCTGTACAAGTAACCACTGTATCGTTTGTTGATGGAGGTTTCCAAGTAAGCTTAGGTGGTTCTGTTATTAAACTTACAAGTACGGAAGGCCCTTTTAACATACGAGCAGAAGACGGTTTGGGAGACCAAGCGTTAGGTATTGTATACAGAGAAGTAAGCAACATTACAGAGTTACCTATAAAGTGTTACAATGGGTTCGGCCCTGTTAAAGTAATAGGTGATGCAGACATCGACCAAGACGATTACTATGTACGGTTTTCTACTAAAGATAAGACTGACTTTGGTGATGGTAGCTGGATAGAAACAGTTGGTTATTTCCAAGACGAATCAGAAACTAGTGCGTTAGAAGGTATCGATACATTGTTAACAACTGATACGATGCCTGTAACTCTTACTCCATTCTTTAATGGTAATACAATAACAGACTTTAGACTATCTACTCCTAATGATGTTTTATATGTAAAGCACAATAGCAACTACTATAGATTAGATGTAGAAAACAGAGCAGCTGCTGATACTGAGCCTGGTGTAGGTACTGACTGGGAAGATGTATGGACTGAGGTAGACGAGACAAAAGATACAGCAGCTACTGTAGGTTATCTACCTTGGAAGTTGGGTACATTATACTATGGTCCTACTGACAGAAACGCACGAGGTGGTTGGGCACCAAGATCAGCAGGTGACGACAACACCAATCCCTTTCCGTCGTTCGTCGGTAAACGTATACGAGACATCTTCTTCTTTAAGAACCGGTTAGGTATACTTACAGACAGCAATATTATCTTCTCTGAAGCTGATGAATACTTTAACTTCTTCCGTACTACCACACAGCAACTATTAGACAGTGCTGTTATCGATGTAGGACTTAGTCACACAAAGGTAGCTATACTAGAACACGCTGTACCATTCCAAGAGAAGCTGATGTTATTCAGTCAAGGCTCACAGTTCGTACTTCGTGGAGCAGATGTGTTATCACCTAGGACGGTAGCTATATCTCCTGTAACTGAGTACGATCTATCAGACGGTATACAACCAGTAGCACTAGGTAACTATATATACTTCCCATTTAAACGAAAAGACTTTGAAGGAGTATATGAATACTTTGTTGATAACAATACTGAGACGTTTAACGCTGAAGAGATAACTCAACAAGTACCTAAGTATATTACATCTGATGTAAATAGAATCGTAGGTTCACAGTCTGAGAATACTATTGTTATAGGTACATCTAAAGACCCTAAGACTTTATTCATATATAAATACTTTTGGAGTAATAAAGAGAAAGTACAAAGTGCTTGGATGAAGTTTACCTTTGAACGTGATGTTAGGGGCTTTGACTTTATCGACAGTGAGTTGCATTTAATAACAGCAGACACTGACGGTTTACATCTAGAGAAACTTACACTTGAAGACGGTATAACAGACACCGACTTAGATTATACTTTGTATCTTGATAGTAAGGTAGATGGAGATTTATTCACTCCTACATACAGTGCTGCTTCTAAGACTACAGAAATAACAGGTATACCATACGACAGTACAGGAGTTGAGTTATATACTAAGCAAGGCACAGAAAGAGCTGTGAGTATATCAGGGTCTAATTCAATAACGGTTTCAGGGTATCTAGCCAGCTATGCTGATAACGGTGGTTCTTATGTGTCATACAGCGGTAAGACTTACTACTGCATAGAAACCCACACATCTTCATCTGTTTTTGAAAGTCAAAAGTGGAGATTAGCGTTGAACGCTCCCGCTGATCCTGATGTATGGGCTGCCTCAACTAGTTACACACAAGGAACTTTATATAAATGTTTAAAGAACCACACATCACCTAGCACTTTTAGTACTACTATAGAGAGTGATACTGTATGGCAAATAACAACAGAAGTTAATAGTGCTACAGAGTGGGTTCCGAGTAAGTTCTACAACAACGATAAGTATTTCTTTATTGGTAAGCCGTACAATATGTTGTACAGGTTCTCCAATCAAACGTTAAAGCAACCAACAGAACGAGGTGGTCGTAGTGCATCTGACTATGCTTATCAAACAATACGTAACGGTAGTATAGACTATGCAGACACCGGACACTTTACTGTTGAAGTAACTCCGAAGTACAGGGATACATATAGCTACGCTTTTAATCCTGACATTGTAGGAGCTAACTTAACACTTAATCAATTCACACCACAGAACGGACACTTTAGATTCCCAGTACAAGCACAACCTAATGAAGCTACTATCGAAGTTAAAAGCGATAGTGCATTGCCAGTTAAGTTATTAGGTGCAGAGTTTGAATCGATGTTCATACCGAGAAGTAGAAGATATGGAGCTTAGGATAGATGAAGCACAACTTGATATTGATGCTGTTGATTTGTACGAAGACTTACGGGAAGACGATATGTTAGAGATACTAGGACTTATGCACCACCCTAGAGATGCTGTATATACATCGTATAGCTGTTCTACTAAGTGCTACAGTGTAAAGGATGAGATGAATAACTTGTATTGTTCCTTTGGCGTAGCTCCTATTGAAGGTACTAATATCGGAAGTGCTTGGTTATTAGGTACTAGAAGATTACCGACGATTAAGAAGTTCTTCTTGAAACACTCCAAGGAACGTATGGAAGGATTGTTAGACGGCTTTGATTACCTAACTAACTTTGTTATGAAGAGTAACACGTTGAGCTATAGGTGGTTGAAGTGGTTAGGTGCTGAGTTTAACGATTGTCACTTGGACGGCTATATGTCATTTATATTAGAAAGGAAGTAAGTATATGTGTGATCCAGTATCGTTAGGTTGGGCAGGTTTAGCCATGGGAGCAGCGTCAGCTGGTGCTCAGGCCGTCGGTCAACAACAACAAGCTAAGGCACAGTATCAAGCACAGCTGCAACAGAATGAGATGCAACGTCGTATGCAAGCACAAGCAGCAGCGGCGGAACGACAAAGGGCTTTACAGGAACAGACATCACTTCGTATGCGTCAAGCACAAGAGCAAGAAGCAGTGGGACGTGAGCTTGAACAAGTAAGTCGTAAATCACAAGCAGCACTTGCTAGAGCTAGAGTATCAGCAGGTGAGTCGGGCGTTGCGGGAGCTTCGGTTGACGCTTTGATGGGAGACTACATGAGACAAGAAGCTGGGTATCGTAGTGCATTACTTCGCCAACAAGAACTTAGTGGAGTAGGTACAGGACTTGGTCTTGAACAGATAGGACTAGCTTCTCAACAACGATTGATCGGTATTAAACAGCCTATAGCAGAACCAATACGTCCTAGAGGTTTAGGCATCTCTGATGTATTGAGCGTGGCTAGTGGCGGTCTTCAAGGGTATATGGCAGGTAGGTCCTTAAGCGGTGGAGGCGGCGGTACTAGCGGTGTTACTCAATCTCCCGTTAGGGGAGTAAGTCGTGGAGGCACTGGCGGTACTTACTTAGATGGAGGTTACAAAATACTTTAATTATGGCTAAAGAACGAGTACAAGTACAAGGCTTAGGGGACGTTGTTCCTGGTATTCAGCCGACCATTCAACGAGCCGGACAGTACGCTGTTGCTCAAGTTAGAGCGGCTCCTGTACAAGCACCTCGTAGTAAGTTGTTAGATTTAGCGGACACTTTAAAAGCTGGTCAAGATGTATTACAACAGTACGGATTAGCTGCTAAACAAGAAGCGGAAATATTTGAAGATGAGCTAAGTCGTAAGAGTCCTGAAGAAGTACAGGCTATGCTCAAGAAGACGGAAGGAGAGCTGGACAAGCAAGTACGTCGTGGAGCGATGGGGTGGTTGACTTCTCCGTTGAATCAGAAGAGGAAGCTTAGGGCGGTAGGTAAGTTAGCAAGTAATGGTCTTATTAACGAAATCGAGGCAAGGATGATTAATCCGAACGCTGACGACCCAGAAGACCTTACTGAACTAGCTAACAAAGTAAGACAAGAATACATCGAAAATACACCTAGTTTGCAAACTTCTGTGTTTACACAAGAGGGCCTTAATGAAGCGTCTAATGCAAGAATCAATGCTCTTGTAACAAACTATGGTAGGCAGAAGGAAGTTGAAGCTAAAGCTAACACCGCAAGCCAGGTAATGGATACTATGTATCAACTAGTTAACCACGGTTACGACGGTTCGACAGTTAGCGGTTTTAAAGAGGATGGCACAACGGAAGAGCTACTTAATCAGTGGTCCGATTTGGGCGGATTTAACGCTAAACAACAAGCAGCTTTCTTAGAACAAACAGTAGTAGCATTAGCTAGGGATGGAGGAGAAGTTAAGGCGGATTCGTTTCTTGAGTGGGCAAGCGTAAACCTAAAACTAGGAAATGCTAAGATGTCGCTAATAGAGAAGAGTCGGCTTAGTGCTCAGATAGATAGTGCTGCTAGAGGATTTGAACAGTTAGAAGATAAACAAAGAGCTGATCGTGTTATTGATAAATTAGCCGAGTATAAGAAAGCACACAACGCTATACAAGTGCCAGGCGGAAAGGGAACGTATAACGGAAAAGAATATACAGATGTTACCCAACTACAATTAGCTGCTGAGAATCAAGCATCGTACACAGACACTTTTCAACAAGATAATAGAGGCTTTACTGCATTAACAGACCAGATCAATAACTTTGTTAGAGTAGATGTTGACCCAATAGAACGTATGACTCAGGAGTTACAAAGAAATACTCCGGGATTAAATATCGTTACTGGTACTTTTTACAGGGACCTTATCCTTCCTTCTTTTAAAAATGTAGAAAGATTACAAACCGACGCAGAAGCACTTGAGCTTGGTTACAGTTTCGATGCTCAATTAAAGCAAGCTATTGAAATTGAGTCTGGGAAATTAGCTATGTCTAATTTGACGGAACCCGAAAAGAAACAAGCTTTACTAACATTTGCTCAAGAAGAAAGTAATCGGTTATACAAAGAGTACACGAAAGACTTAAACACTAGAGCTGCGGCGTTTGATAAAGAAACACAGGACGAAGAAAGAGTAGCTAGGACTCTCACCGAAAGCACTGAAAAAGCCGTTGAAGCTCCAGAAAGAGGTATGTTTGATAAAATGCTTGAGGGGGTTTTTGGATACAAACAAGACGATGGAGATATAAGTGAAGCGAACAAGGCTATAAGCGTACTAGGTAATAAACAAGCAGCTTCTGAAGAAAAACAAAAATCTATGGAGTATCTTAAATCCTACGGGGTAGCTGCTTCTACTGCGTTAGCTAAAAAACTTAAACCTAACGCTTGGAAAAGAGAGCCTAATTTCAGCGTAGATCGATTTGGTAGTTCGGTTTTCAGAGGAGGTGTCAGATATACTGAGGATGAGAATGAAGATTTAAGGAGAAAATGGATGCACATCAACAGTTTTCTAGAGACGTTTACTAATCTGCAAACATTAGAAACAGGCGTTGCTTCATTCCTAGATACTACAGTTAGATTTGATCCTACTATATTTGCAGGTCGAACACGCATCACTCGCCTACTTACTCCAACTGAATTAGAACAAGCAGAAGGTATAACAAACGATGCTGATATGCCTACTTCTATAAAAAGCAAAGCTCAACTTATTGGTGTTGATGATCTCGTACAGTTTGTTAAAGATCAACGAGAGTTCGCAAAAAGATTACAAGTTATAAAATAATATATTGTTATGGCACTTCCCGAAGACCAGCAGCCCGTAGAGGACGAAAACGATTTCTTTGATTACGCATCAGATGCTTTAATGGGTATACCCAGAGGTGTAGAAGGTGCAGTGCAAGGTGCTTACAACTTAGCTGATTACTTAGCTTTTGACTCACTTCCTGATTACGATACTCGTTTCCTTGGTACTTCTAAGACTTTAGCTGGCGGTCTTGTAGAAGGTGTTACTCAGTTTGCTACAGGTTTTATTCCTGTTTTTGGAGCTGCTGGCAGGGTGGGTGCGTTAGCTAAAGCAGGTACTGCTGCTAAAGCTGTCACCGCTGGTGCTATTACCGACTTCACATTTTTTAACGGACAAGAAGCTAGGCTATCTAATCTTATACAGCAATACCCAGCTTTACAGAATCCTGTTAATGAGTTCCTCGCACACGATGCAGATGAAGGAGAGATTGAAGGACGTTTAAAGAATGTCTTGGAAGGGTTAGGTATTGAAGCTGTAGCTGGTGTGTTTATCAGTGGGCTTAAAGGTGTTAAGAAAGTACGAGACATACGAAACAACGGAGGAACTCCAGAAGAAGCAGCAGCAGCTGCGGATGAAGTCTTTCAAGGTGGTCGAGTGTTTGTTGACGATGAAGCACAGATAGCTGCTAGAAGACAGATGGAAGAAGACGAAGCTGCCTTACTAGAAGGCGGTATAGAAGTTGGTGATATTCCAGAGGTTGATCTTAGTAAAGTTAACTGGGACGAGGTAGATTTAGAAGATGTAGCGGAAGTTGCTCCTCGGTTATCAAGAGAAGAATTAGAAACGCTTGAAGCTGGTGGTAAGTTAATCAGTGAACAAACTACTAGTACTGGTATAGTTAAAACTTACGAATTACCTAGTGGCAGTAAGCGTACTGTTATGGTTGATGTTAATGACCCAGAACGAGTCATAGCAGCTGATGTTGCATTCGCTCCTAAAATGGCAGCAGATTTAGATGCGACCTACGGAAAAATAAGTGCAGGTTTAAAGAAAGAATTTTACGATAAGACATTAGTTGAGGAAGTTTCAAATCGTATGCAGACCGGGAAACCGATGACTGCTCGTGAAGCTATTCAAGACCTATCTGATAGAACAAATGGAAACTTAGGTGAATATAGTCCTGTTGTTAAAAGGTTGTTAGAGTTAGGAAAAGAAACTGGTATAGACGCTAGAATTGAAGAAAGGTCTTTTGCTAGTAATTTACCTGAAGCAGTTTCAAAAATAAAAGGATCGTTTTACGACGCAGCAGGACGACGTATAGTACTAGATGCACAAGATTCCTCAGTAAAAAACAACCCAGTATATAACTTACTACACGAATCGACACACGCTGTAACAGTTGATAACGTAAGTAAGCATTACGATAGAAATGTGTTTGATGGTATTGAGATAGAGGATGTAGCTGGTAGAGCTGCTTTTGTTGACAACGTATTAAAACAAAAAGACTTACCTAAACCAATCGCAGAAATGTTCCGTATGTTTAAGAAAGCGGACGGTATGCGTGATGAGATTGCATCTAAAGGTAAGCTCGTTAACACAAAGGGTGAATCTGATCTATACTGGATTAAGAACCCAATGGAGTTTATGTCTATGGCCTTCTCTGACCCACAACTACAAAGAGCATTAAAGGGTATTCAGTATACTCCGAAGATGACTATGTGGGAAAAGGTTGTTAATACAGTTAAAAGTTTCTTTGGTAAAGGAGTAAGCACAGACTTAGCTGATAACATCGTTAGTCGTGTGGGTGAGATAGCACAGATGAAACTGCCAAGTAGAAAAGGTAAGGGTGTTTCTATGTTGCCTGAAGAAGAAGCTAGGGGTGTACCGAAGTTTGATCCTAAGAAACCTAATGAGTTCCTTGATTCTGTACCTGAGAAGTTCCGTGGATACGCTGATGAATTACTTAAAGGTGGTACACCTAGGCTTCCACAGTTTGCATTAGAAACAGGCGATGATGTTGTTGTACTCAAAAATTTACTGGAAAGTTACTACAAAGAAAACCCTGATAAGATCACAGTACAAGGAGCAGTAACCGAAGTAGGAGAAGAGATTGAAAAGCAATTAATGCTACAACAAGGTAAGGATACTGCTACTAAGATCGCTGAAGCACGTGTAATACAACAAAGCTTAAGAGACCAAGGAGCGGCTGTTATCAACAACTTAACTGAATCTATAAGAAAGTACGACGATGCTGACGGGAGTGGTGTAGCAGTAGCTGAGATAAAGAACAACTTTCAACAACTACTTAGTGTAGCTGATGTATATAGGCAATTAGGTAGGGAAGGTAGTTTACTTTTAGGTGCTAGAAGAGAAAACTACGGAAGTAGTAAGATAGGTCTTAGTGAATCTGATTTTAAAATAGAAGGTATACGTAAAGAGTTTGCTAACGCTTCTGGTTCCGATCCTAAAAAGATGGTTAATATTATCAAAGAGAACATCGACGAAAACGATCCTGAAGCTACGTTTAATAAACTATTTAAGGTATCCAAACAAGCACAAGGTAAAAACTTCTTAGATATGCCTACTGAGTATTGGATGAATGCTATACTTAGTGGACCTAAAACCCAAGTAGTCAATGCGATGGGTAACAGTCTTACTCAGATATGGTCTTCTATTGAGTCTGTCTTAGGCGGCATAGCAAGCGGTAATATGGATGTTGTACGTGCTGTTATGGCTTCTTGGTCAGATAAAGAAATGTTTAAGGAGGCTGGTAAATTTGCTAAGAAAGCTTTTAAACAATCCGATAATGTCTTAGACCCAGAAGCTCGTGCATTTAGTGATCGTCCATCTGTAGCTATAACAGGTAAAAGAGTATCTGAAGCTTTGCCTGGACAAGGATTATCAATCAAGCAAGAACAAGGTTTAGATTGGTTTGCTAATAATGTTATAAGAATACCAAGTCGTTTGTTGATGACCACTGATGAGTTCTTTAAACAGTTAGCTTATCGTAGAGCGGCTCGATTAAAAGCAGCTATGTCTGGTATACAGCAAGGAGTAAATGATCCTAAGAACCTAGCAGAATATATAAATAAAACATTAGACGGTGTTATTACTCAAGGAGGACGCATGGCTTCTAAGGAAGGACTTGCTAGAGAAGCTAATGAAATAGCAGTTACAAAAGGAATTAAAGATACTACAGAAAAGAATAAATTTATATTGGATTACGTAGAAAAGAACTTTGATGAAGATAAGTCTGCACTTATACAATATGCACAAGAAGAAGCTAGGTATCTTACTTTTACAAAAGAATTAGAAGAAGGTATAGGTAAAACAATGCAGGACTTTACTAACAGGCATCCTGGTTTTCGTTTCATATTACCGTTTGTTAGAACTCCAACCAACATTCTTACCTTTGCTATAGAACGTACTCCACTGATGGTTAATCCATTAATGAAGCAAGAGTTTGCTATATTACGAAAAGAGTTTGCTAGTGCCGATCCTATTGTAAAAGCACAAGCTAGGGGTAAAGTAGTAACGGCTGGTTTAGTTGCTCTTGGATTAGCGGAGGGGGTAAACGACTCTAACGGAGG